CTTAGGTTTGAATCTACTATTAAAGCATTTGAAGAGCGTATGGATTCTAAAATGTCTAAGCTAGATCAGAAGCTAGATAACTTAGAAGCTGCACTAGATAAAAAAATACAACGTGCAATTGATAACCCATTGGCTGGTAATTAAATGAGTGTAGAGTATAGAGGTGAAACATTTTCAGGTTATAACAAACCTAAACGTACACCTAAACACCCAACTAAATCTCACGTAGTTCTTGCCAAAGAAGGTAGCACAATTAAAATGATACGCTTTGGTGAACAAGGCGCAAGTACCGCAGGTAAACCTAAAGAAGGTGAGTCTGCCCGTATGAAAGCAAAGCGTAAAAGTTTTAAAGCTAGACACGGTAGGAACATAGCCAAAGGTAAGTTGAGTGCAGCTTACTGGGCAGATAAAGTTAAGTGGTAAAGGACTAGAAAAATGGCAAAAGATTATTCAGGAACAAGAAATCCTATTAGCAAAACTATGTTAGGTAAACTTGGTGAAGCACTAGGGCTTAAAGAAGGGCTTACTTTTAATCAAATAAAGACTAAAATTCCTACGCTTTCTCAAAAAGCAGTTAGGCAGGCTTTAAAAAAAGCAGGTTTAAAAGGTGCTGCCGCAATGGCTGTAATAGATTTAACTTTGGGTGCAGCCGCCAAGGCAAATTCTAAATTAGTTAATAAAAAATCAACAACAACTAAAGCTGATGAAATAAAAAAACGAACTAGCGTTATAAATGAAAAAGCTGGTACACTTAAAAAACAAAAACAAATTAAAAGAGGCATAGATAAATCACTAGAAGAAGTAAAAAGAGAAGCAGGATTTCCACAAAAACGACCTAAAATGAACAAAGGTGGAATGCCCAAGAAAAACCATGCTAAACCGGGATCATACGGTAATGCGTATATGAAGGGTGGAATGGCTAAGAAGAAAAAATAATGTGGACACCGTTAGTTCTTATGTGTTCTATGTATGTAGCAACAGATTGTAAAACATATGGAGGGCCAGTATTTAAAGAAGAAGCTGCATGTTTTGCAGGAATTAAAACTGTAGGTTTACCCTACTTAGTGAATGAGTTTCCTAGTCACAAAATAGTTGATATAAAATGTGTGTACTGGGATGTAAAAGATAAAATTAATATTTAATTATAAAGGATAAACAATGGAAAAAATGAAAGCATCAATAGCAAGTGTTACAGAGATGGGCATAGCCCTAATCACGCTATCAATTGTAGCGGCTATACTTGTAGGACCAAGCAACTTAATCTTTCTTGGTAATTCAGTAGCAAATATTACTGACTTAGTTGAGAACTTAGGAAGTTCTGGACTTGCAGGATTGATCGTTACAGGAATTGTATTACATCTATTTGGATGGTGCGGTTTTTGTGATTGTAAACGTAAATAATGCATAACGGGCTTGCAATAATATCTGTAGTATGGTATAACTAGATATGGTATAACTCCTATAGTAGGTCACAGCTATTGACATACATATGTAAAGGAGTTATACTATGTTAAAAAAATTATGGAATAAAGCAATTCAGATGCAAGAACACAGAGCAAACTATTGGAAATTACAAAATATGACAGATAGAGAACTCAGAGATATAGGTGTTTCTCGTTACGATATTGAAAGGAAGATACTATGCCGGGAGCAATGAAAAAGAAACCTACAGGCGGTTTAAAAAAATTACCTACTGCTGTGCGTAACAAGATGGGTTACATGAAAGCTGGTGGTATGGTTAAAAAGAAAATGATGGGTGGCGGTATGGCTAAGAAAAAATCTATGGGATACATGGGTGGCGGTATGGCTAAGAAAAAGAAATAATGTTAGCCCAACTTATATCCCCAGTTACAGGACTACTTGACAAGTTCATTGAAGATAAAGATCAGAAGGCTGCATTAGCCCATGAAATATCTACAATGGCAGAACGTCATGCTCAGGAACTAGCTATGTCTCAAATTGCTGTTAATCAGGAAGAGGCAAAGTCTGGTTCCATTTTTATTGGGGGATGGCGACCTTTTGTAGGGTGGACTTGTGGTATTGCTTTAATGTATCATTTTATTCTACAGCCCTGTATAATATTCTTTGCTACAATGTTTGGGGCAGAGTTACCACCTCTACCTGCATTTGATATGGGAAGTCTTATGACTGTCTTAATGGGAATGTTGGGATTAGGTGGACTACGTTCATTTGAAAAAGTTAAGAAGATAGCTAAAAAATGAGTATAGAAAACTTTAAACTTTGTTTAAACATGCTTCTGAAACATGAGGGTGGTTTTGTAAATCATCCTTCTGACCCCGGAGGCATGACAAACTTAGGTGTAACCAAAGCTGTATATGATGCTTACACTAATGGTAACGCTACTGAAAAAGAGATGAGAGCGTTGACACCAATAGATATATCACCTATATACAAGAAAAACTATTGGGATAGGGGGAGATGTGACGATTTACCTAGTGGAGTTGACTGGTCTGTATTTGACTGGGGGGTTAATAGTGGAGTGGGCCGTTCTGCGAAAGCCTTACAGAGGATCGTTGGCGTTACTGCTGATGGTGGTATTGGCCCTATGACACTTAAAGCTGTTGCAAACTTTGCACATAAAGACATAGTAGTTAAAATGCACTCTACTCGTCAGGAGTTTTATGAAAGTCTTTCTACCTTTAAAACATTTGGTAAAGGCTGGACTCGTAGAAATAATGAAACATTAGAAACAGCATTAGAAATGTTAAGGAAATAAAATGGCAAAAGGCGTACAGCACTATTTAAAAAATGGAACAAAGTATAATGGGGTTACTCATAAAATGGCTAATGGTAAGCTACACTCAGGTAAAACACATACTAAAAGTTCTAAACCTGTATTTCACTTTAAAGATCTTTCAGAAGCAGCAAAAAAGAAATCTAAAAGTGCCTAGATATCTAGCAGGAAAGAAGTAAAGATGGCAAGAGAATTAACAGATAAACAACAAAAGTTTTTAGCCGTACTGTTTGATGAGGCAGGTGGTGATGTAGTATCAGCAAAGAAGTTAGCTGGTTACTCAGAAACGTATAGTACAACAGAAGTAGTTAATAGTCTTAAAGAAGAAATACTAGATGCAACCCAGAGTTTTATGGCACGTAATGCCCCTAAAGCTGCGATGGCTATGGTAGGTGGTTTATACGATCCTACTGAGTTGGGAATTAAAGATAAAATGATTGCAGCTAAAGAATTATTAGATCGTACAGGTTTAGTAAAAACAGAAAAATTACAGGTAGAATCAAAAGGTGGTGTTATGTTAATGCCGCCTAAAGTTATTATAGAAGATGACGAGTAGATCTCTTGGTAAGTGGAAGCTACCACAACCCATAGATTTACAGGAAGACAACGAATGGTTAAAAGTACCCAGAGTATCTAGGACAATTCCTTTTGGGTATGAGTTAGACACAGAAGACAATGGCATACTAAATCCCCTCCCCGACCAATTAGACAAACTTGAAATGGCAAAAAAGTATTTAAAACAATACTCATATCGTGAAGTAGCAAACTGGTTGACTACAAATACTGGTAGATCTATATCTCACGTAGGTTTAAGAAAACGGTTGGACAATGAACAAAGAAGAAAAGACAAAGTTAGAAGTTTACGCCAGTGGGCAGACTATGCGAAAAAGACAATCGCCAAAGCGCAAGAAATTGAAGAAAGTCGTATCGGAGCCAAAGAAGCTCCAGTCACCTAAAATAATAGAGGTTACTAGAGATACTACTTTACAGCGTATTGAAGAAGACAACAATATAATCTTCAAACCAAACGATGGTCCACAAACAGATTTTCTAGCGGCAAGTGAACGAGAAGTATTATATGGTGGCAGTGCTGGTGGTGGTAAATCATACGCAATGCTTGCAGACCCTCTGAGGTATATGGGGCATCCTGCTTTTAGTGGTCTACTACTAAGACACACAACGGAAGAGCTACGTGAACTTATATTTAAATCACAAGAGATGTACCCCAAGATATGGCCCGGAATTAAATGGTCTGAACGAAAGATGCAGTGGACCGCGCCTTCTGGCGCAAGGTTGTGGATGTCGTATCTTGATAGAGAAGACGATGTCTTGCGTTATCAGGGTCTGGCGTTTAGCTGGATAGGCTTTGACGAATTAACTCAATGGGCCACACCATATGCATGGAACTACATGCGTTCTCGTTTACGGTCTACTGCACCAGATCTACCTATTTTTATGAGGGCTACTACAAACCCCGGAGGTAGAGGACATGCTTGGGTTAAGAAAATGTTTATCGACCCAGCAGTACCAAATGTAACATTTGATGCAACAGATATTGAAACTGGAGAAATACTAAAGTATCCAGTTGGACACGAAAAAGCAGGTATAACTTTATTTAAACGTAGGTTTATACCAGCACGACTAAGAGACAATCCTTACCTAGCTAGACAGGGTGATTACGAAGCAATGCTTTTGTCATTACCAGAACAGCAAAGAAGACAGCTACTAGACGGTGATTGGGATATTAAAGAAGGGGCAGCCTTTACAGAGTTTGATAGAAACATACATGTAATTGAACCCTTTGATATACCAAGTAACTGGGTAAAATTCAGAGCATGTGACTATGGTTACGGCAGTAAATCTGGAGTAGTTTGGTTTGCTTGCGCCCCTAACGAACAGTTAATTGTTTACAGAGAACTGTATGTAGGTAAAGTACTAGCCGCAGATTTAGCCGACAGAATATTAGAATTGGAGGCAGGTGACGGTACTATTAGATACGGAGTTTTGGATAGTTCTCTTTGGCACAAAAGAGGGGATACTGGTCCTAGTCTTGCAGAGCAGATGGTAAGTAGAGGATGTCGTTGGAGACCTTCAGATCGAAGTAAAGGATCAAGAATTGCAGGTAAAAACGAAATACACAGAAGACTACAAGTTGATGAGTTTACAGAAGAACCTAGATTAGTTTTCTTTAACAATTGTGTAAATATGGTTTCTCAATTACCAGCAATACCATTGGACAAAAAAAACTCAGAAGATGTAGATACTAATAGTGAAGATCACTTGTATGATGCACTAAGATATGGTATCATGTCTAGACCAAGATTTAGTATATTTGACTATGATCCTAACGGAAGACCCCAATCTAGTATGCCAATGGCAGACAAAACTTTTGGATATTAAAGGTAGTATAAATGGAAGAAGATCAAAGATTTACAGATGATGAGCAGGTAGTATTAGAAGACTCTGACAATGCAGGAGTTGACGATGCTGACGTTAGTGGTATTATTCCTTTTGTAATGGAACGCTATAAACGTGCTGACGACTATAGGCAACAAGACGAAGATAGATGGTTAAGATCCTATCGTAACTACAGAGGTATATATGGATCAGACGTACAGTTTACAGAAGCTGAAAAGTCTAGAGTATTTATTAAAGTTACAAAGACTAAAACTTTAGCAGCGTATGGTCAAATTGTTGACGTACTATTTGCAAGCAATAAATTTCCGTTAACGGTAGAGCCTACGGTATTACCTGAAGGTGTAGTAGCAGATGTACATTTTGACCCTAAAGAACCAGATCAACTTAGAACATCAGAACTAGATGATCCTGCAAGCCCCTATGGATTTACTGGCGATGGAAAAGAAATGCCAGCAGGAGCAACAGCAAAAACTTTAGCAGAAAGTTTAGGTCCGTTAGGAGATAAGTTAAATGACATTGAAGGTGTACGTGCAG